TCGGCTGGGGCCATCTTGATCAGTATCTTTGGGATTATGCTTCCGTTATTTATGCATATGGACAATAAGACTGATAGAAAAATAGAAGCTATGAACGCGCAGATTCAAACCATTCACAATGAAATTTCGACAGAAATGAAGGATTTTCATGGAAGATTATGCAAAAGTGAAGCGGAGAGAGGAAAATGAGCTTTTTATATGAGGAGTTAGAGTAATGCTATATTTATTTTCAATGTTAATAACTATGCTTTTTATTTGTTATGCTTCATCTCGTTAAAGAGGAAAAATGGTTGATTTAACTTTTGTAATTATTGTTTGGTGGTTAAAACTATGCGTCATAGGACTGGCTATAGGATTAATTATTGCCGCTTGTACTGGATCTATTTATAAAATTTTCAACTTTCTATCTGAGTGTAAGGCAGGATGGAAGACGAAAGATCAGGATGCTCTTTAGCCCATTCTTTGGCATGATTATCAAAATTTATTAGTGTGTTCTCAATAGCTTTAATATTTCCGGATCTTGAAGCCCTCAAGAAATTTTTTACATCTCTTGTTCCTTGAGGAGATGTCAACATATAACCTCTAGCAAATTGAACAGCACCTTTACTAACCTTGTATGGCAATACAAGAGGAATTCCGAGTAATTTTAGAGCTCCACCAACGATCATTGATTTAACTACATCCGAAGTTCCAACTTTTTCTATAAGCTTAAGATTTTTTTGAGCCTTTTCAAGATCAGAACCAATAGATTGCATGCGTTGATAAGCATCTTCGCCAATTTGTCGCTTAAGACCACGAGATTTTCGCTCGTTCTTCATGAACTTAGATAGTTTTTTGATATCGAGACTTCCGTCAGTTTCTAGTTGTTCCATTAGTTTTTCAAAATTTTCAAGTTTGCGTGCTTCTGAATATTGTTTATTACTAAACTTGAAAAGATCTGAAAATTCTTTCGGAGCCTGATTTTCAAAAGTTTTCTCTATAGAGTCCTTTAATCCTTCATAGAATTTAATAGTTTCCGGACGCTTTCCAAAAACAAGATTTGTCTCATAGATTTTTGACATATCTTTGTTGATATCACGAAATTGATCAATTAATGTTTTGGCCGGATAAAAACGAGTTCCTCCTTGTGACGTATCATAATGCTTTAGGAACTCATCAATCTCTTTAAGAATGGCTTCTTTTTCTGATGAAGGTTTAGGCACTTTTAATATTTCGTTTCGATAGTTATTTAGATAGTCAGATATCTCTTTAGATTCAAGAGGATTAGGAATTTTCTCTGCAAGTTTGGTAACTTTATTAAGCATTGCAGAATTGCGCGCATCAACATCAATGCCTTGTTCAACAGCTTTAGAAATTGGTATTTCCGTAGATTTAATTTCATGGATCAGTTTTTCTGATTGATTGGCGAGACTTTCCTCGGCTTTTTGAATTGTTTTAGCCGTAGCAATTGGTTTCATTTTGCCAAATTCTTTACCTTCTCTTTCGACAACTTTAGGTAAAACCAATCCAGAAGGAGCTGTAACTTCTTTTTTAGCAAGTTTACTAAGATTTGCCGCAATGTCCGGGCTAGCAAATGTCAAAAGTTCTGCTAGGGATTGTGCAATAGGACCACCGCCTAGTTCTTCTGTTGTTTGGCCAGCAACGCTTGCTAAACCGCCCTTGGCAAGATCGAGCGGACTAACCATGCCGAATGCCGCTTGTCCGCCTAAACTCTCACCTAGACGCTTTGTATAACGTCCACCAACGGTTTGAGGTTCTTGAAATCCAAACATTTCTCTAAGATTTTGTGTAGTAGGTAGTGAACCAAACTGTGGCGCTAAATCTTCGCCCTGTAACCATGGAAGCAATTCTTCTGGCGCTTCTGATTCAGCTTTTGCAATTGCTTGCTGTCCAGGAGTCAATGGTTCACGTTCCATTCCTGTTGCGCGCTCAATTAGTGAACCAACATTGCCATAAGCTCCTAATAAGCCAGCAAAAGGAGATAATAAGGCCTCTTTAGCAACTTCTTTTCCTGTTGATGTTATCGGAGTTGGCTGACTAATAACTTCGCCGAATTCCGGAAAAGAAGAACCTTCTTGTGGCGCTGTATTTATAGAAGATTGCGCTGGTTCAAAAGATTCAGAACCAATCAATTCACCAAATTGAGGAAAGCTCATCGGTATGGTTTATATCCTGCTTTAATAGCTTCTTTTTCTTGTTCTTTCGATATTCTTCTTATTTTCCCAGCTGGGTCTACAAGAACTACAAATCCAGGAATATCAATATTTTCAGAACCTGATATCTTTGATAAATCGGAAAAATACTTTTCTCGTAATGGTCGCATTATTTCATTAGACTTTTCGTTAACAAGTTGATTGATATTACGTGGGCGACCCAAACCTTTTGCATAACGATCTTTCATAATTTCATTGTATGCATCTAAACGAGCTCTTTTTCCTAAAAGAGCTAATTTTTGAGATCCTAATAATGCAAGATTAGCTTCTTTGCTTTTACCAACACTAGCATAAGCATTTTCAAGCAACTGAATCTCATAATTTCGAACTTGACTACCAAATGCGGTTTTTCCTTCAGCAGCTATGAATTTTTTAACTCCTGCACGCATTTGCGCAGCATTCTTGCTACTAATAACGTCGCCAAGAGTTTTAGCAAATGGATTTTCAGATTTTACTAAAGCCTCGGCAAATTTATCTTTTGTGCTTATATTTTGTGAAGCCGCTTGCATTTCTTCAAAAGCTTGTTCTTCTTCGGGAAGTTTTATAGCAAGTGTTTGCATTTCTTCGCCGAATTTTTTGGTCGCTGTTTCGGCTGTTTCTATACTTCTAGCTTCTGCTTTTTTTGACTCTGCTTTTGCTCTATAAAATTGAGCTAATGAGGCTGGGTCTACTTGTGCCGCTTGTTCGGGTGTCATTCCGCCTTCAGGAAAAGCTTGAGCCATCGCCGAAGATTGCATTCCTTTCATCTGTCTTTCTAAAAGCATCTTTTGTAATGCAGATTGTTGCGATTGCAAATTTTGAATGCCCGCTCCAACGCCTTGTCCTAAGGACGATCCAATCAGCTCAGATAGTGAAGGTTCGCGAGGTAATATTTGTACCATAAAATCTCCTTATCCTGTTGGTCCAGCTGCTTTCGGTGCAAATTGTTTTAGCATCGAACTAAGCATAAAGGTTGATGGTAATCCACCAATAGCTCCACCTATTCCTGCACCGATTCCAGGCATCATAGATCCCAAAAGCCCATAATCTCGATGAGCAGGTTGATAAACATTCTCAAACGGACGAGCGCCTAGACCCATTCCCAGCATATTCGATAATTGACCCATGGCGTTTTGTTGGAGATTCGCTCGCATTGCGGCTAAATTTTCGGACAATCCTGCGCCAGCCTGTCCAAGTGTTTGGCCAAAAGCAGATGATCCTTGAGCGCCAGAACCAATACCGCTAAATCTTTCTGCGATACCGGGAACGATTTGCTCATTGAACTGTCTCATGGCTGGTGCTTCAAATGCCTTAAAGGCTTCGGGGCTTCCCGATAATATCTGTGATAGATTGCCGAATCCTTGGGACATCGGCCCTTGCATTTGAGAGAGCATCGAATTCAAAATATTCATTTGCTCCGGCGACATCGTCGGTAGCTGAGTCGTCTTTGCTTGATGTTGTTTGCCTACTAAAAAGTCCCAGAAAGCCATACGTCGCCTATAAAATATTTTCTTTACTATAACACGTTTTGATTGCTTATACAATTTCTATGTAAAATAAATATTTTGTTTTGCTAGCCTAGCCCAAAAGAGGTATCTATGACCAATGTTTATCAAGTGACTACTGGGAATTGGCTCCCAAGCAGTAAGAAAATATTTAATACCATTGAAGAATGTCAGGAGCACATCAAAAAAATTATTGCTCTAAAGTTAGACTGGATCAATGACACGCATATCAACGAAAGTTGTCGAATCACGATGATCAACACGAAAGATCTTCCGGAATATAGAAAAATATTTAAAGAAAGTGATAAGATTAAGGAACCAAAATTCTACAAAAAGTTCAAAAACAAAAATTTAGACCCCAACGCGCCACAGGATCAAAAGAAAAGGTCGAAAGGTAAAAAGACAGGCACCACAGAAGAAAAACCGATTGTAGGGGAAAAGAAAGCGTAATTAAAAGAGGGACGGCGAAAAAAGGAAAGTGGTGGTCATGGATGCTCTTCGTCGTCCCATTTTGAGACATTATCCATAAACACTTTTTTTTACAAATTAATTCTTCATGTATTCCATAACGACGAGTCCGTATTCGATAATCGGAGCTGCTGCCCCATTAACGATGACGATATTTGTGGTAGTGGCATCTATTTGGATTTGTTGGGTAGCTGTAGTGGCTGACACCCGAGGAATGGGTCGATAATCCCCTACTTTCGTATAACAGGTTCCGTAAAGACGTGTTAACTGGGTCAGCGTTACCCCATGTGCGATATTTAAAGTAGCGCCGGCATTGATGGAACCGAACGCAAAGCATTTCCGATAGATTTGAATTTTCTTCTGAGGATCGATACTCCCATAGACGCCGAAGAATTGCTGGCCATTGATTAACTCTATATTCTCGTAGTCGGCGATATCTTTAGCGTTCGTTGAAACGGCGAGTTTTTGATATAAATCTGTCAATTGCAGCAAAAATTGTCCGAAATCTTTTGAAAAGGTGACGTTTTCTTGGACTCGAAAAGAAATACTATTTGTGGGAGCCGACGTAGACATTAGATCACCGTATCATAGCTGAACAAACGTCCACTTGGAGCCATCCAGAAATTAATCGCATGTAATACGAAATCCGACTGTTCCGGATCTGCCTCTTTATAAGTTTCTGGTGTAGTTCCTTGGGCAGTTCTCATTTGGTTTTCTGATAGATAGATATCCATCTGCAAATATTGTCCCATCACATCAGGATAAGCTCGCTGCCAGATCTTATTAATTGAAGCTGTGATTCCGTAATTTTGTGTGGTCGAAATGACAAAACTTTGGGCTGCTGAGTCATAAGAATCATCAACATAGATATCTACTGTAAACGCACCTGCTGCTGTTTTTTCGAGATAAAAATCGGCATAGTTTGCTCGGACTTTTTGTCCTGCCGCATAGTATGGATTAAATCGTTTGGTCGATATCTGGAAGTTGCTGAGGATTGTAATCCTTCCACCAACGGTATAAGCAGCCATGGCGGTAGTATCTATATCTACTTTAAAGTTATTTGCATCCACGATTTCTATAACTTTTCCGACAAGGTCATTGATTCCTGTCATGCCATAGACTTCCGTAAACTTTACGAATGTTCCATAAGGATTGATGCTCAGATTATGGTTTGGACAAGTAACTTGAGCTTGAGCTGCCTGTGTGATTGCAGTGATATATAAAGATTTATCATTAACAGTGCTTTGATCGAGGATCATTACAAAGCCCTGCTGATTTCCAGCAACAATGGATGGAAAATCAGCTTGTTTTAAACCAGAACTCCAAGTAACGCCAGACCCGGCACTTTCCCATTTAAATGTTGCCGTTGCCCACGTCAGATCGGTTGTAGATTGGTAATATCCGAGACATGTATAGCTATCATCATAAAACGAATACGCACCATCGAGATAATTTAAAACGAGCATCCGATTGGGAAATGTTCCGTTTTGGTCATC